AATCAGCTAGAGGCACAGGAAATGGTGGAAGTACAACAGTTAATTTTAACATTAATACAGTAGATGCTTCTGGCTTTGAAGAATTATTAGTTAGATCAAGAGGAACTATTACACAATTAGTAAATAGTGCTGTTAATGAAAGAGGGAGTCAAAATATAATTTAATGTCTGGTTCTTTTCCAATATCTACTGCTAAATTTGGAACTTTAGGAATAAAGTCAGTTCAAAATACTATTATCTCTAAAACTGTATCAGGTAAAAGATTAGTAAGGCAAATAGATAATCAAAGATTTTCTTTTACAGTTCAAATTATTACTGCAAAAAGATCAGATGTATATGGAGATTTGATGGCTTTTATAATGAAACAAAGAAGTCAAAAAGAAACTTTTACAATTATCCCACCAGAAATAGAAGATGCTAGAGGTAATGTAAGTGGAACTGTTTTAGTTAATGGTGTTCATGCAGTTGCAGATACAACAATTACTGTTGATGCTATGACAGGCACATTAAAGGCTGGAGATTTTATTAAGTTTGCTGGACATAGTAAAGTGTATATGGTTGTTGCAGATGTAACAGCAGATGGTTCAAATGAAGCAACAGTTACAATAGAGCCACCTTTATTAACTGCTTTAGGCAATAATGAAGTTGTAACTTATGACAATGTTCCTTTTACTGTTTCATTAACAACAGACATACAAGAGTTTGGAGTATCTGGTGCAGATAAAGATGGTAATTTATATTATGAGTTTCAATTTGATGTTGAAGAAGCATTATAGATGAAATATAAAGTTAAGTATTGGATAAGTGTTGATTTTTTAGCTGAAGAAATAATAGATGCTGATGATTTTAATTCTCAATCCTTTAATCAAGGTAAGTATAGCGAACCATCTAAAAATGCTCGTTATATGGTCAATGATGCAATAAAAATTAACAGACGAACATTTGAGGAACATGACGAGAAGCCTAACAACAGCGATAAAGAACGAATTAGCAACAAATGATATTAGGCCTATTCATCTTATTAGTATTGGGTTTAGCACTCCTGTTAATATAACAGATTGCTCTTTTCCTTTAACTTCATCTGTTTCAGGCTCATCAGTTACCTATTCAGCTAGTGATTTTATTATGGGTATATCTGATCACAGCGAACAAACAGACATATCAAAAGCAACTTTAAAATTAACTTTATCAGGTGCAGATCAAACTTTTATATCAGTAGTTTTGAATGAAAATGTTACGAATGACACAGTTGATATTTATAGAGGATTACTAGCTGATGATAATACATTAATTGCTGACCCTTTACTACTTTATAAAGGAAACATAGAAAACTATGCTATTCAAGAATCAGATAAAGCAAGTAATTTAACTTTATCTATTGTATCTCATTGGGCAGACTTTGAAAAAAAGAATGGTCGAAAGACTAATAATACATCACAACAAAGATTCTTTAGTACAGATGTTGGTATGGATTTTTCTTCTGAAATAATTAGTGATATTAAATGGGGTAGAGTATAATGGATAATATTATTAATTTTTATAAAACATTTAATAAATACAAAAATAGTAATAATAAAGATGTATATTACCATATACAGCCATCAATAAATTGTAATCAATATAAAATATTTCAAGATGATCAAGGTATTTATGGTTTTGTTAATTGGGCTTTTATAAATAAAGAAGAAGAAGATAATTACAAAATAAAAGGAATGATTAAAAAAAACAAATGGCAAAGTGGAAGTAATTTATGGTTATATGATATTCTTATATCTAAAAATGCAAGAGAAGTTATGGGTTGGGTTTATAATTATTTTAAAGATTATCTAAAAGTTAATCAATGTATTAATTGGTTAAGATTAGATGACAATAATAATATTTATAGAATATCTAAAAAATACAAAAGGGAGTTTCATATCTAATGGGTTCGGTATTAGAAAAAGCTGGAGAAGTTGTAGGTGTAAGTAAGATATTAAAAAAATTTACATGGTTTCAAAATCCTTTAATTCAATTAGGTGCAAGTTTATTTTTATCTTGGATATTAAGACCTAAGACACCAGAAATTGAAGATTTTGGAACTAACGCATTTGATGATTTTGAAAAAGGTTTATTAGTTAATAAACAATCTAATGACAATAATATTCCTGTAGTTTATGGAGAAAGATTAGTTGGTGGTTCAAGAGTTTTTGTAGAAAGTTCAGGAACAGATAACGAATTTTTATATATAGCTTTAGTTTTAACAGAGGGAGAAATAAACGATATAACAGAAATAAGAATAGACGATCAGGTAGTTACATGGTCAGGAGATTTACAAGATAATGTTCAAAGAACAGTAGCAAGTAATGATGCTAATTATTATAAAGATGGAGTTAGTTTAGTTACAGTAGAACCTCATTATGGAACAGATGGACAATCAACAGCATCTTTATTATCAGGTTTATCGTCATGGGGAAGTAATCATAAATTATCAGGATTATCTTATTTAGCTTTAAAGTTTAAATGGAATCAAGATACTTGGGGTGGTATGCCAAAAATTCAAGCTAAAATACAAGGTAAAAAAGTTGTATCTTATAATTCAAGTTTAGTTGCTCAAACTCCAGCATATTCAACTAATCCAGCTTGGTGCATATTAGATTATTTAACTAATACTAGATATGGAAAAGGATTAACTGCAAGTGAAATAGATTTACAAAGTTTTTATGATGCCTCACAAGTTTGTGTAACACAAGTAACACCCTATTCAGGTGGTAGTGATATTAATATTTTTGACACTAATACAGCAGTTGATACATCAAGAAAACTCATTGATAATTTAAGAGAACTTATAAAAGGTTGCAGAGGTTATATTCCATACACACAAGGTAAGTATAGTTTAATTATAGAAACAACAGGAAGTGCATCTATTACTTTAACAGAAGATGATATTATAGGTGGTTATGGTTTAGCAATTCCAACAAAGAATGAAAAATATAATAGAGTCATAGCATCATTTGTAAATCCAGAAAAAAATTATCAAGTTGATGAAGTACAATTCCCACCTATAGATGACTCAGGATTAACAAGTGCAGATAGACACGCAACTATGAAGTCGGCAGATGGTGGTTTTTTACTAGAGGGTAGATTTGAATTTCCTACACTTACTTCTAAATATCAAGCAGAAGAAATGGCAGAAGTTATTTTAAGAAGATCAAGAGAAGCAATCGGTTTAACATTAAATGTAACTTTTAAAGGTTATGAATTAAATATTGGAGATATAGTTAATGTAACTCATTCTAGTATTGGTTTTTCTGCTAAACCTTTTAGAATTTTAGGAATGACTTTTAATCAAGATTTTACAGTATCTTTAACTTTAGTAGAACATCAAAATTCACATTATACTTGGGCAACAAAAGTACAAGCACCAACAGTACCAAATACAACTTTGCCTAATCCATTTACTATCCAACCACCAGCTAGTGTTACTTTAGACGATACATTAGTTGAATATAATGATGGAACTGTAATTGTTGCTTTAGATGTATCAATAGGTGCTTCTCCTGATAGCTTTGTTGATTACTACCAAGTAGAATACAAGTTAAGTACAGATTCAGATTATATTATTTATGCACAAGGTTCAGGATTAAATCACAGAGTTTTAAATGTAATTGACCAAAAGGTTTATAATGTAAGAGCTAAAGCAGTTAATAGTTTAGGAGTAAGTTCTACTTATGTAACAGCAAATAGAACTATTGTAGGTGCGATTGAACCACCAGCAGATGTAACAGATTTTTCTTGTAATATTTTAGGACAAGAGGCTCACTTATCATGGACACAAATACCTGATCTTGATTTAGCATATTACCAAATTAGATATTCAACATTAACAAATGGTACAGGAGATTGGGCAAACTCTGTATCTTTAGTAGAAAAAGTATCAAGACCAGCAACTTCTATAAATGTACCAGCAAGAGTTGGAACTTATTTAATTAAAGCAGTAGATAAATTAGGTAACTTTAGTTCTAATGCAACTGCAATAGTTTCTAATGTTACAGCAGTACAAAATTTTAATGCCATAACTTCTGTATCAGAACACCCTGATTTTGATGGAACATTAACAAATACAGCTATTGTAGATGGAACTTTAAGATTAGATTCATCAGAATTATTTGATTCAGCTAGTGGAAACTTTGATGCAGAAACAACTAGATTTTTTGATTCGGGTGTTGCTAATGCAGATTTTTATGCAAGTGGTAATTATGAATTTGAAGATGTAGTTGATATAGGTTCTAAACATACTTGCAGATTAACAGCTACTTTAAAACAAACTTCTGATAACCCAGATGATTTATTTGATAGTAGATCAGGATTGTTTGATTCACAAAATTCTAACTTTGATGGAGATACACCAGCTAACTCAAATGCTCATATTGAGATTGCAACAAGTGATGATAACTCTACATACACATCTTTTCAAAACTTTGTAATAGGTAACTATACTGCTAGATATTTTAAATTTAGAGTTGTTTTAACTTCAAGTGATCTAGCTTCAACTCCTGTAGTAGAAGAAGTATCAATTTCAGTAGATATGGAAGATAGAATATTTAGTGGAAACGATATATCGTCTGGTGCTGGAACTAAAACTGTAACATTTACAAAGCCATATAAATCTGTTAATTATGCTGTAGGAATTACAGGCGAAGACATGGCTACAGGAGATTTCTTTACAGTATCTAATAAAACAATTAATGGTTTTGATGTTTTATTTAAAAATTCAAGTGGAACAAATGTATCAAGAACATTTGATTTTATTGCAAAAGGGTTTTAAAAGGAGTATAAAACAAATATGGCTCAACACGATTATAACATAGCAAACGCTTCATTTCCCACAGTTAGATCAGACATTAATGATGTTTTATCTGCAATCAATACATCTAATTCAGGTACATCAAGACCAAGTGGTGCAGTAGCTGGAACGATTTGGCTAGATACATCTGGTGGTGCAACTGCTCATATTCTAAAATTTTATGACGGGGGTGCTGATATAAATTTAGCAACAATTAACACAACTGCGAATACTGTCGATTGGACAGATAGTTCAGTTGTAGCAGATTTAGTAAATGACACCTCTCCACAATTAGGTGGTAGTTTAGATGTAAATGGAAACGACATAGTTTCTACATCAAATGCAGATATAGATATTATTCCTAATGGAACAGGAGATGTAAATTTAGGTGCTGACACAGTACAAATTGGAGATAACAATGCTAACGCAACTTTAACCACACAAGGTACAGGAGATTTAATTCTTAATACTAACAATGGTACAAATGCTGGAAACATAACTCTTTCAGATGGTGCTAATGGAAATATAGATATTACAACGAATGGTACAGGAGTAATTAAATTTAACGATCTAGCTTATATTCCTCAACAAGCATTAACTTCATCATCAAATGCAGTTGCTTGGGATACACAAGCTAAACCAAACGCATATCATCTAACAACAGAAAACACTACATTCTCTGCACCTACTAATTCTGTAGAGGGTGCTTTTATTTGTGTTGAAATTAATTACAATGGTTCACACACAATAGCTTTTAATACTATATTTGAATTTGCTGGAAGCACAGCACCAACATTTACTTCCTCAGATGGTAAAACGGATATTTTGGTTTTCAAATATAATGGTGCTATTTGGCAAGAAGTTGGTAGAACATTAAACCTTAGTGAAAGTTAAAATATGTACGCATTAGTAGAAGATGGTTCAATAACAAAATTAATAACTAATCCTAAAAATATGGTTATAGGAGATGTAAGATACCCAGCTAAAATATTTCAGTTGTGGTTAAAGTCAGAATTAAATGCAATAGGTATTTATGAAGTGATAACTGATTCATCTAATTACAAAGACGAAGCATATTATATTAATACTAACGAACAATATAACTTTGCAGACAATCAAGTTACTAAATCTTGGGGAACTGCAACTGCTAAAAGATTAAATGATGAAAACGCAGTAGATGAAGATGGTAATAATTTATTAGATGATGATGGCAACCAAGTAATTAACTATGGTTTAAAAACTGAAAAGAAAAGAATAGTAAAACAACAAGCATCAGGATTATTAGCACCTACTGATTGGTATGTAGTTAAATCAACAGAAGTAGCTGACTATGATATTCCAGCAAATGTATTATCTTTTAGAGCAGATGTTAGAACTAAATCTAATGAAATGGAAACTCAAATAGACAACTGCACAACAGTTGATGAACTAAAAGCATTATACGAATATACGACACAAGAAGATGGAACTCAAACAAGACTAATGCCTGAATTTCCAAAGGAGATTTAATGCCACTAATACTTGGAACTAACTCCATAAAAGACACAGGCTTTGATGTAGCTAACTCATTAAGATTTAATGATGATAGTAGTGATTTTTTACAACAATCGACAACTGCTGGAACTCAAACTACTTGGACTTTTTCATTTTGGATTAAAAGAGGTAATATAAGTTCAACTCAACATATAGCAGAAAATGATTTAGCTAATTATTTCAGAATAAGATTTACTTCTGATGATGTTTTTGAAGTATTTGATTCTAATGGTAATAACACATGGAATTGGAACAATCTTTTTAGAGATGTATCAGCTTGGTATCATATAGTGCTTAGAGCAGATAGCACAGATGCAACTAATGGAAATAGATTAAGATTATATGTTAATGGCTCATTAGCATCAGCAAACACAGTAGCATCAATTTCACAAAACTATACATTTTCTTTTAATCAAGGTGGAACTCTTTATTTAGGCAAAAGAGGTGGTGGAGAATTTTTTGATGGTTATATGTCAGAAATGGTTTTTATAGATGGGACAGCATTAGACCCAACATCATTTGGAGAATTTGACGAAGATAGTGGTATATGGAAACCTAAAGATGTATCAGGTTTAACTTTTGGAAATGAAGGGTTTTATTTAGACTTTGAAAACTCTGGTAGTCTAGGTGCAGATGTATCAGGGAATGGAAATAACTTTACTGTAAATAATTTAACTAGCATAGATCAATCTACTGATACTTGCACAAATAATTTTGCAACAATGAATCCTTTAGATAATTATTATGCTCAGGCAACTTTTTCAGAAGGAAATTTAAAACTTGTTACAAATACAGGAACTTATACTCATAATACAGGAACAATAGCATTATCTTCTGGTAAATGGTTTTGGGAAGTTAAAGTAACATCTTCTTCTTCAGAAGATATTATTGGTATAAGAGGAGATCAAAGTCGTTCAAATTATGACTTTAATGAATCTTACGACTTTTTTTATAATTCTTATGCTAGATTTTATGATGGCTCATCTGGTAGTCAATTTGTTTCCTATGGTGCAACTTTTACAACAGGAGATATTATTGGAGTGGCTTTAGATTTAGATAGTGGAACAAATACAATTCAATTTTATAAAAATGGATCAGCACAAGGATCAAAAAATATAACAAATGTTTCTAGTACAGCTATTGGAGTTTATAATATTGTTCTTGGAGATTATACATCAGGTGGTTCTGCTACATTTGAAATTAATTTTGGCTCTCCACCTTATAGTGAGAGTGGTGGTAATTCAGATGGAAATGGTTACGGAAATTTCTCAATGACTGTACCATCAGGCTACTTTTCAATCAATACCAAGAACTTAGCGGAGTATGGATAATGAGTTATACGAATGGATTAGATAAACCAACAGATTTTTTTATCACTAAACTTTATAATGGAACAGGAAGTTCTAATGCAATTACAAATGTTGGATTTCAACCAGATTTTACATGGATTAAAAGACGAAACTCTGCAACAGCTCATCATTTACACAATTCAATATCTGGTGCTACAAAAGTTTTAAATTCTAATACTAGTAATGCTGAAAGCACAGACGCACAAAAACTTTCTTCATTTGATAGTGATGGATTTACAGTAGGTACAAATGGAGATGCAAATAATTCTTCTGGTACTTTTGTATCATGGAATTGGTTAGCCTCAAACTCAACTACATCAAACTCAGATGGAGATATAACCTCAACTGTATCTGCTAATACTACAAGTGGTTTTTCAATAGTGAAATATACAGGTAATGGAAGTGCATCAAATATAGGTCATGGTTTGGGTGTAGCACCAAAATGTATTATAATTAAAAACTTATCATCTACAGCAGATTGGTTAGTTGGTCATGAAGGATTACATCCTACTTTAGGATGGAAATATGGAATAAATTTAAATAGTACGGGTGCAAGACATGAAAGTGGAACTTATTTTGCAGACACACCTCCTACAACTTCTGTATTTAAAGTAGAAGCTAATGCTGAAGTTAATACAAGTGGAGATGAGTATATTGCTTATTGTTTCGCTGATACAGGGAACAAATTTTTTAAAGCAGGAAGCTATATCGGAAATGGAAATAATGACGGCCCGATGATTTTTTGCGGATTTAAACCAGCTTTTGTTATAATTAAACCATCTTCTTATTCAAATTCATGGTTGTTATTAGATAATAAAAGACCTGGATATAATGTAACAAATCAAAGATTTGAAGCGGATGGAAATGGTGCTGAATATAGTGGTTTAGATTATGCAGATTTTTTATCAAATGGCTTTAAAATTAGAACAAGTAATTCACACCCAAATAATAGTGGTGGCACACTAATTTACATGGCGTTTGCAGAAAACCCATTTGTAACATCAACAGGAATACCAACAACAGCGAGGTAATCATGCAATTATCTAAACATTTTACATTAGAAGAATTTGAGAAATCACAAACTGCTACAAGAAAAGGTATAAAGAATAAAGCTGGTGCTGGAGAGATTAAAAACTTAGGCGATCTATGTTATGAAATACTAGAGCCTGTAAGAATAAAGTTTGATAAGCCTGTAACAATTACATCTGGTTATAGATCAGAGGAACTATGTGAAGCAATAGGAAGTAAAAAAACTTCACAGCACACTACAGGAAACGCAACAGATTTTGAGATAGCTGGAGTGTCTAACCTTGAAGTAGCTTTGTGGATTGAAAACCACTGCGACTTTGATCAATTAATCTTAGAGTATTGGACAGGCGAGGCGAGTAGTGGGTGGATTCATGTATCTTATAAAGATGGCTCAAACAGAAAACAAGTGCTGACATTTGATGGGAAATCGTATAAAAATGGATTACCTGATGCAAAATGGTCAGGTGGAAAATTAACAAACTAATAGGAGAATATTATGCCAATGGTAAGAGGAAAGAAATTTAAGTACACAAAAGCTGGTAAGAAAAAAGCTAAAGCATTTAAAAAGAAAAAGAAGAAGTAATGGCTACAAAGAAACCTATATTTGCAAAAGCTAGACCAAAAAGATTAGGCAAACCAAAGTCTTTTAATAAAAAGTCTAAAGCATATAAATCAGCTAAAAGAAAAGCTGATAAGAAGTTTGGTAAAAAGGTTTCATTATATAAAAACATATTTATTTCACAGGCTATAAAAAAGTTTAAGCCAAAGAAGAAAAAGTAATGAGTAAGTCTGCATTACAAAAAATAGAATCACATGAAAAGCTAT